GTTCTCCCGACCAAGAAGAAAATACTCGCGCGCCTTCGTCAGTTTCTCGTCGTCAAGAGCATTGGCTTCCAGCACCAAAGTCGCCACGCGATTCACTTCAATTTGTGTCAGGCCGCTGTCGCGCAACTCATCTTCCCATTGAAGCCACGTTCGGGGATCGGCCAGATTGACCGTATCCCATTCAATCTCAGATGGCTCCAATGACTTAACCAGCATATAGCCAAAGCGCTTCTTTCCCCACTCAGTCATCACCTGTTGATAAGTGGGATCATTCATGTTGGGAATAAATCCCTCGCGCGTCCGCTTGCCTGGTGGCTGTGGCTGCGGACAGACTTTATTGAACTCTTCCAAATCCCGGAGCCCAATGGCCCGAAACACAATCTGACTATCGCCGCGCGGCAGAACCAAGAGCACTTCGTTACACAGCGATTTGGGGTCGATACCAGCAATCTTCATGGTTTATGCTCCCTCGTGTTTCCTGAGTTTCCTCAGTAAGAAAATCACCGATGCCGGGTGCAACCGGCACCGGTGCAAAACTCGCCACTACTGATCTTCGCGCGTCACGACCGGCTCAATGACATTGCACTTGCCAGTGAGTGAAATCGTGGCTTCCTTGAAGTTGATTTCCTTCGTCTCTGCCCGAAAGTCCGGGAAGAGAGTGATTTCCTTCTGTGCTCCACCACAGGGCGGAACATGCTCGACTTCAATGTCGATGGCATAGGGCTCACACGGATCACTGGCCGAACTGACCCAACCCGAAGCCTCACCCACACCCTTCAGCGCATCCATCGGGCTGATGTCTTCTGATGTGCCCGTTGTGATATGCTCGTAAGTACAGTCCAGTTTCACATCCAGTGGAACTTCATCTCCCTCACGCACCGTATCAAGATCACCCCGGTCAAGCATGTACTCATAATTCCGATGCTCCGTGTAGGTGACATTACCGTCGCCCACCTTGATCTCAAGCTGTTGCGAAAGGAAAGTGATAACGGCATCATTCACCGGCAAACCAGGCGGTTCATCCGCCTCCAATGCCGGGGAGAATGTCAGTTGCCATGTTACGGCACCGGGACGAACTTGCGTGATCGTCACAGTGCCAGCACCGCCGCCCTTCTCCAAAAGAGTCACATCGGCGATCAGCAAAGCTACGTTCGTCTCGGCATACTGACCTTGGAACTCGGCCACGAAGTTCGGGCTTGTGCCTGTAATAAGCACGTCCCCCGTAGCAAAATCATCCGTAGCAATCAATGCCGCCTGGATAGCGGCGGCATTCGCATTCCATGCAATGGGGTCCGTGGGATCACCACTGGCACCGAGCTTCAAGGTGTAAGTTCCACCGTCAGCGTCAAGAACAACACTTTGCTTTTCATTGGCATTCTGAGCCGTCACCACGTAGGTTTCTTCGACACTGGCGATCTGAAATCGCGCGCCAACCGGCACAATCGTAGTAAGATTTGTGAGATTGGCAACACTATCAATCTCCAATGTCGTGTTACCGTCAGCAATCGACGTATCATCGACCGCAGCGGCCCCGCTAAACCCATCCTTAAAGAGAATGGTACAGTCTCGGAGTTCAATTCTTGCCATATTTCACCTACTGATCTTCGCGGGAAATGTCCGGCTCAATGACGTTACACTTGCCGGTGAGTGAAATCGTGGCTTCCTTGAAATTGATTTCTTTCGTCTCAGCCCGAAAATCCGGGAAAAGAGTGATTTCCTTCTGCGCTCCACCGCATGGCGGAATATGCTCGACTTCAACGTCAATAGCATAGGGCTCACACTCATCCATAGCCGACGTAACCCACTCTTCTGCGCCTTCAACACCCTTCAAAGCATCCAGCGGGCTAATGTCTTCTGATGTACCCGTTGTAATATGCTCGTAAGTGCAGTCTAGTTTCACATCCAGTGGAACTTCATCTCCCTCGCGCACCGTATCAAGATCGCCCCGGTCAAGCATGTACTCGTAATTCCGGTGCTCCGTGTAGGTGATATTGCCATCACCCACCTTGATCTCAAGCTGTTGCGAAAGGAAGGTGACTACGCCACCGTCAACGTATGTGCCAGCCCCAAGGGCGGGCGTAAAAACGATATTAGTTGTCGGACTGGTACTAGCCGGAGTCCGAGTTGTGACCGTATGAACCGTATCAGCGGCCGTCTCACCAGCAATGGTAAAACGTGCGCCAACCGGAATCAAATCAGTATCCGTCGTATTCAACACGATTGTATCAATGTCGAACTCGGTATCAGTCGCAACCGGAGGCGTAGCAGGTTCATTGATCGCGCCTGTACCGCTCAGCCCATCCTTGAACCGGATAATGCAGTCTCGAAGTTCAATTCTTGCCATGTGAGTTCTCCTCTTTTAGGCTATTCTTAGACTACTCGTTGTTTGTTATTTCCATCATGTACCAGCAGTCAACCATCGACTGCCGAAGACGATCTACTGGAGTATGCTGACCAAAGTGAAACACCCGAACAGCATCATTTCGACCGTTCAACGGGGACAAGCAACCAACTAAGGTCTGATCGTCGCCGCTTTCATTTCCATACCGATACACCGCAATTACGGCATCCATTGCCTCGTGGTAGATGCCAGCTAAGCGTTGCGGAGAATACCGATTCTTCGGAGGCTTATCCATCCGACTCTGAATCAGTACACGAACCCCAACCTTCAGTTGGTAGTAGTTTCGACTTAGTTCACGGGAAAAGGGACCAGTGACGGCAATCTCAACGTGTTCAGACTGCATGATCTCGTCCGTGCGGTCGTCCACGCCCTCAATCAGCGCCACAATCTCATTGTCCGTGGCGACTTTCTTCAGGTAATCAGCAAGCGAGGCGAAAATCCACCGTGTCCAACATTGGTTCACAGCCATCTTTACACCTCACCGACCGCTTCGGACTCGATTTCTATGACATCAGACGCATCCACCGTCTGTTGTAGCACTGTATCGTCATCAGTCTCGCCAACCAGCAGCTTGGCGTTAATCACCCAGCCTGAATCGAACTCCATTTCCTCAATTTTCTCAAACTGGTATTTGTTGCCATTCCACACCAGCCAGTCATCGTGACTCAGCACAAGACCTCTGGCATCCCGTCTGTCGATAATAAACACCCGTCTTCCAATCTCGAAAGCCCCACCCTGCACCATCTGCTTGTCAGCCGAGATAATGGAGATGTTTCTGGTAGCTTCTCTCAAGATCATCGCGGGTAAGACAATCGCCCGCTTAATACGCATTGCGCTTGTGTGAACAGTCGCCTCTCCGGTTCGTGGGTCAACCTCTGAACTCAGCAGTTTATAGATGACAATGGGGCCACCATACTGCCTCTTCAACGCATACAACGCCATTTGCATCTGGCGATTGAGAAAGTATTGATGCGGCAGCATAGCAAACCTCGTCACTTCGACTACTCAGAACAAGGTGGCTTTGGACAAGTTGCCTTATACGACCAACGCTCATCCATTGCACGCTCCAGCCGTCGCATGACAAATGTATTCTTGGCAATCACCGAGGCACACTTCTTTACCAGCGGCAGGAGCACTTTCTTCTGTTCATCCTCTAACTTTTCCACACGCCGTGCCGTGCGACACTCGCGTTGCCATCCTTGCCACAAGAAGAAAGCGACCACTAGAACCAGAGGCCCGTACTGTTTTAGCACTTCCAAAACAGTGACGAAATCCATGTTGACCTCCGGTTTCGACGTGATAGAGGCCCTCCCGGATCACTCCGGGAGGGCTCTGTTACAAACAACTTTCGACCTGGTTAGCCGAGGAATACCACGGCTAGGTTTTCATCCAGGACAGCAACGCCGGCCAGGATGTCCAGGTTGACCACAGTACCGCCTTCCTGAATGTCATACTGCATCGACACCCTCATGGCAATGTTGTTATATGCACCGACGTGACTCATCACGCCAAGCACATTATTTGGCACCGCCAAGGGCCGCGTTACCAGCGCGAGTGAATCCCGCTGAAACGCCAGGTTGAGAGCACCGGCCGGGCCGGGATAGCAGAGAGCGTTATCGGCCACGGCCACTTCCAACGGGCGGTCCAAAAGCAAGGACTGCTCGCCAACCGCCGTGAGCCAGCTTTCGATCACGGTGTAAACCTTGCGGCTCGCACCAGTTCCAAAAGCGACCAACTGCCCAACCGCTGGAGCGACGGTCCAACCATCGACCACGATAGATTCGCTGTGGGCGAGGAGATAGGCACCCTTCGCAGCACACGACTTATAGACGGT